GTTGGGATCAAGTGTAAGGTGAGGTACTAATGGTGTCTCACAAGTCCATGTCTCTGGTAAGAAATAAACTGGAGGACAAGAAAGAAATGTCATGGTTATAACCAAGTAGGTTTACGAGATGGGTCACGTAGATAGTTAGACGCTGCCCATGGTTTGCTTGCAATATAATACTTGTATGCAGTAAAGATGTCAATGGTTTTGTCATGTTTGTACACATCAGGACCTGCAAAAACAAAAGGTGTATGCTTGGTGTAGTCTGCTGATGGTAAGAGATGTGTGGTCTCTTGTAGTGGTCTTTGACAAGAATGAATCTTACCGTATCTATGTGTGTACTCAGCACATAGAGCAAGACCATGGGTGAGTAACCACCATGCATTTTCTAGAGTATCATTTGCCCATATTGTGCATGGATGATTACGAAATGCACCTTTCTTTGTCTGATATGGTTGACCATCGTTACGATATATCTTGCCATAATTATGACCCCACTCCTCAGAACAAACAATAGAAAGCATTTGACATGTTTCGAGTGGCATCTTGACAATGTGTTTGTCAGGCAAGCACTGTGCTGAGACGGATGGGTCTGGGTCTGTCACAAAAATGTTCATAATATTCTAGTAGTGCTGAACCAATTGCAATCCCACCGTCGTATGCAATGGGATCTACGTACAGATTTACATCTATATTCTTTAGTATACTATAATTTGACACACAATTCAAGAAGAAACCACCAGAAACACATACATTCTTTTTATTTGTAAGTTCTACTGCCTTTTTGATCATGAATATGGCATGTCTTTCAGCAGATTTTTGTAAATTATATGCTAGATCTTCTGGTGGTATTTGAGGACCGACATATGCTGTGGTGTTACCCTCTGGTCTAAGTTGTGTGCTGCATAAACTGTGACCATACTCTTCATTGAATAGGTTGACATCACCACTACCATATGCAGACAGACCCATGGTTTTACCTGCTTCTATCTCATCAAACCCACAGTATCGTGAGACCCTTCTGAATGCCTGTCCAATGCTTGTCCTATTACTATAGAGGTTTCCATCTATCCAATGTGGTTCCCCCTCTAAGGCACTCTCCTCCTCACTGTAGAAGGTAGAGTAATGTTTGAAGACAGGTGTCATATTATCATAGATGCTTTCAGTTTCACAGTATCCATCATGATATGATCCTTTACCATCCATCACCACTACAGCAGAGTCTTCAAAGGGTGCAGTGTACCACACACTAGCAGCATGGCAATCATGATGTCTATTTCTATAGTCTACAAAAGGTATGCCCTTTGCTCTGACAATTTTGAGTAACTTATTTTTTGCTTCTGTTCTTTCTCTAAAGGTTTTTTTATTATATCGTGTAAAACAATCACATATGGTAACAACATCAACACTAGAATCAATATACTTATTGGCAAGAGTTTCCGCACTGACATCTCGTTTGACTCTGGTGACACGTTCCTCCTCTAAGTAAAATTCTATGTGACCATCTTGAATGATCGCTAGTGATCCATTCTTTGCTAAATTTATACCGACGATTCTTGCCACTCTAATGCCTCACTCACAGCAGGGAACTGTTTGATAAAAACATCCCTCACTTCCTCTGCTATTCTCATGTGTTCAAGTTGAGTGCCATGTGCTGACCTCAAATTTATGTAGTGTATCCATGATCTACATGAACCAGTCATGTATAACTTTGTAGGAGTTGCTAACGGGAGAACAAATCTCGCACACTCCTTCGCAACACCCTCACGGATGAGTTCATTGTAGAGATCAATTCCTTCAGCGAAATACTTCGCAATAGTTTTCTGAAGTTGTTTCTTCTGATTTTCGGGGATATCATCAATAGAATTTTGTCTGTTTTTAGAGTCCTGACTTCTAAGATCAGGTATAGGAATGACTCCTAAAAGATTTGTGTCAGCATATCTCTGACTAAACTCTTGGAAAGTAAAGGATCTGTGTCTCAGTATCTGTGCTGCTATACCTCTTGTTGTTTCTATCTCAAGAGTCATAGTTGACTGCTCAAATACAGACCAATGATTGTGCTTGATACAATACTTTAGTAGACCTGAGTAGTTCTCATTGTCCTGATTACTAGGGTTAGATACTCTGGCAATGTATGCCATGGTCTTCTCTGCATCAGGTGTAATGCTTACTAAGTTTACGGTCATGTCCCCTCAAACTCCTCATCATAATCCAATTCAATTGGTTGTATGTCATCGTACTTGTACGAGTCAGTGTCTGAGTAGACCTCTGCCTTGAGTGCAGACAATAGCATCTCAAGATCAGTGACTATCACTTTTAGTTTGTCTCTATCCATGACAGAATTATAGCATAAAAAAAGGAGGGGTCAACCCCCTCCTTTTCTAAGCAGAGTAGAATTACTTGCTGCTTGTTACCTTTAGACCACGATACATAAGCTCGTGTCTATTACGCTTTGCTGCTTCTGCAAGCACCTTTGCGTTGTACTCTTCAGCGTTGTACTCAACGCCACGGTA